TGACTTGCCTAGATTATTTCAAGCTGGCGGAAAATTAAAACCACAAATGTTAAGCAAGGTTGAAAGTGGTGTAGGTTATGCAACAGCCGGTAAGCTGTCTAACTCACAGCTTACAACGTTGAATGCACAACTCAAAGCCATGGATAATTTAAAATCTAGTTTAATGAAACCTACAGGTATTGTTAACACTGAATCTTTTAGAGCTTTAGGCAGACGAGGTGCAAAAGGTTCAGAGTTCAGGGAACTGGGACAAAGGCTCAAGGCCCAAAGAACACAAGGTTTCAAAGAAGCGATGGAAGCAGCTGATGATTTAATTATCGAAAAATCTGCAGGCGGTATTACAAGAACAGATCTTAAAAATTTATCTCCAGAAGCTTTACAAAATTTAAGATTAGAATTTGCTCCAGACATCATGGCTAGATTCTTCAAGCCTAAATTAGCAGGAGGCGGTATGGTTGCATTAACCGATGACGTAGAAGCACCTGAAAGTGCTGGTCTTGCAAACATACTGGCGGTGTAATGAGGCCAACTTTAGATAAACAAGAAAAATTTTACGAAGAGTTCCTTAAAGCCTATAACAAGCTTAAAAAGAAACTAGGAAGAAACCCAACACAATCAGAACTTCTAAGATCCATGGGTAAACAATCTGCGGAAGGACTTAGAACCGCTAAAGATATGTTTGGTTTAAAATTTTTTAATAAACCAGGACAATTTAAAAATCCACCTGATATTATAAAAGCAAAAACAGCAAAAGGTCTTGCAACAAAAGCAGCTAAAGAAGTAATTAAACAGCCAGCAGTTCGAGGTGGTAAACTTGCCTTCCCTAATAAAACAATGGAGAAAGAGTTTACGAATGAGGTTAAGAAAAAATTTAAATTTCCTAGAGATAGTATAGAGGCAAAGAAAGCAAAAGTTTTAACCTTTAATCAATTTAATAAAAAGTTTTACAAAAACACACCAAGAGAAACTAGTGACAAGCATGTTAGAAAACTGGCTAATGAGCTAGGTTTGGAATACCCTAAACAAACCTATGAAGGTCTTGAAAAAAGAAAAAAGATTGCTGAGGCTAAAAGAACAAGTTTTAAGAAGAAGGTTTCATTACCTGCATTTGAAAAAGATATTGTAGACGCAAAAAAATTAATGGGGTTAGGAAGAGAGGGTTCAAATATAGAACTTGCACACAGAGCAAGTTTAAAACAGCTAAGTAAATTTAACGCTCCGTTATTAGCAGGAAGTTTAGGACTAGATGTTAAAATTGTAAACTCTGAACTTATTCAACCTTTTGAGGAAGAATTAGATAGGCTTTACAAAAAACAAAATAAAATTGCTAAGAGATTTAAAGGTAGAGCTATTCCCCTAAGCGCTCAAAAAGAAATAAGTGTACTTAATAATAAAATTCAAGATCTAGTTATGAAAACAAAAGGTGTTCTTCAAGGTGTATTGATGAATGAAAAAACTGGAGGTTTTGCAAGTGTACAAGGTCTAAACCCTAAAATTAATTTAGGTGCGGGTTTACTGGATGATATTCCACTTCGTGCCATGACACCAGAGCAAAGAGCTTTAGCAACTCAGACCGCATTATTAAATATTCCAGAACAAGCAAAACAACAAAAACTATTAGGCAGACAAATCAAAAGAGCGTTGCTTGGTGCAGCTAGTTTAACACCAGCAGGCAGGTTTGCACGAATAGCTAGATTCTTAAAAAAAGAAGGTGGCATGGCGGATGAGGATATGATGGTCGATATTAAGTCTTACGATGGTTTAGATAGATCAACATACCCATCAAACAGCATGCAACGAGAGGCTTTATTTGCTTCTCCTGTTGAAGATCCTAAACCAAAAAAGAGATCAGCGATTTTAGATTTGGAGTTGGTATGATCAGAAAGCTAACTAAAACCATACCACCTAAATCAGGGCCTATGCCTCAAGGGTTGAATATTGAACACAATACTGTTAAGACTGTGAGATTGGAGAAATTAAATGGCAGACGACAATATAGACAAAGCGCTACCCAACGTAGAGCAAACAATAGAATTACCTAGTGAAGAAGAATTAGTCGAAGCGGCCCAGTCCGAAGAAGACAAAGTTCCGAATCCAGAAAACACTGAAATCGTTCAAGGCGAAGATGGCAGTGTAGAAATTAACTTTGAGCCCGGTGCCGCGGGCCCTGCAGAAGGTGAGGATCATTATGCGAACCTAGCAGAATTATTACCAGACGATGTCTTAGCAGACATGGGATCTGAGTTATTTGATAACTACACACAGTACCGAGCATCAAGAAAAGATTGGGAAGATGGTTATACAAAAGGTTTAGATCTTCTAGGATTTAAATACGAGATTAGAACACAACCTTTCCAAGGTGCAAGTGGTGCAACACACCCGGTGTTAGCAGAAGCGGTTACACAATTCCAAGCACAAGCTTACAAAGAATTATTACCTGCACAAGGACCTGTTAGAACACAAGTCATTGGTAAGACAGATCGTGCAAGACAAGAACAGTCTCAGCGAGTTAAAGATTTTATGAATTATCAGATCATGGATAAGATGAAAGAATACGAACCGGAGTTTGATCAAATGTTGTTCTATCTCCCCCTATCAGGTTCAGCTTTCAAAAAAGTTTATTACGATGAACTCTTAGGACGAGCCGTCTCTAAGTTTGTCCCTGCTGATGATTTGATCGTGCCATACACTGCCACATCACTTGATGATGCTGATGCAGTGATGCACACGATTAAGATTTCAGAAAACGATTTAAGAAAAAAACAAGTAGCTGGTTTCTATAGAGATGTAGAACTTAATCCATCTTACATGCAAGAAACTGAAGTTGAGAAAAAAGAAAGAGAACTTCAAGGTGTTAAGAAAACAAGAGATGAAGATGTTTATCAACTTATCGAGTGCCACATTAATTTAGATCTAGAAGGTTTTGAAGATAGAGACGAGTTTGGTGAGCCGACAGGAATTAAATTACCATACGTCGTAACCATCGAAGCAGGGTCAAGAGAAGTTTTATCTATTAGAAGAAATTACAAAATTGGCGATCCAACAAAACAAAAAACTCAATACTTCGTTCATTTCAAGTTTTTACCAGGTCTTGGGTTCTACGGTTTCGGATTGATCCATATGATTGGCGGCCTTTCTCGAACAGCAACATCTGCACTCCGTCAATTACTTGATGCGGGAACATTGTCCAATCTACCCGCTGGTTTTAAACAAAGAGGCATTCGTGTCAGAGACGAAGCCCAGTCTATCCAACCTGGTGAGTTCAGGGACGTGGACGCGCCAGGTGGAAACATAAGGGACGCATTCTTACCGCTTCCTTTTAAAGAACCATCACAAACATTATTACAATTGATGGGTATCGTGGTTAATGCAGGTCAAAGATTTGCAGCAATCGCGGATATGCAAGTTGGTGAAGCAAACAAACAGGCAGCTGTTGGTACAACAATTGCATTATTAGAACGTGGTTCACGTGTAATGTCAGCCATACACAAGAGATTGTACGTTGCAATGAAACAAGAATTTAAATTATTAGCTGATGTATTTAAAACTTATCTACCACCAGAATATCCGTATGATGTTGTAGGTGGACAAAGAAATGTTAAAGTTTCAGACTTTGATGAAAGAGTTGATATTATTCCTATAGCTGATCCAAACATATTTTCACAGACACAAAGAATATCTATGGCACAAACAGAACTACAATTAGCAAGTTCAAACCCACAGATTCACAATTTATACGAAGCATATCGTAATATGTATGAAGCGATCGGTGTAAAAAACATAGATCAGATCTTACCGCCGCCTCAACAACCTACTCCAATCGATCCTGCAGCAGAAAATATTTTGGCTTTGTCTGGAAAACCTTTTCAAGCGTTCAAAGGACAAGACCACCGAGCACACATCACAGTGCATTTAAACTTTATGGCTACAAATTTAGCTAGAAATAATCCAATCGTACTTGGATCTTTAGAAAAAAACATCTTTGAACACATATCTTTGATGGCACAAGAGCAAATTGAAATAGAATTTAGAGAAGAGTTACAACAATTAGCGCAACTACAAGCAAATCCAATGCTTGCACAACAAGATCCTAACGTTCAACAACAAATTTTATCGTTAACTTTAGCGATGGAGTCTAGAAAAGCAAAATTAATTGCAGAAATGACAGAAGAATTTAAAAATGAAGAGAATAAAATCATGGGTCAATTTGGAAATGACCCAGTTGCGAAGTTAAAAGCAAGAGAATTAGATTTAAGAGCCGCTGACGATGCTAGAAAAAAAGACGAAGGCGAAGAAAGACTAAATTTAGATAGAATGAGAGCTATGATGAACCAATCTAACTTTGATGACAAGCTAGAACAGAACAAAGAACTAGCAATGTTAAGAGCTGGCGTAAGTTTAGCAAAAACTGGTGCTAAAAAAGTAGAGATTGAGGAGAAATAGTATGCCGTTGAACGAAAAAGGTAGAAAAATCATGAAATCTATGAAAAAACAGTACGGTAAGAAGCGTGGCGAAACAGTTTTCTATGCCTCTAAGAACAAAGGTGTTATAAAAGGCGTTGAAAAGAAAAAAACAAGGAGAAAAAATGGAAAAACTAGATAATATTAAGGAAGTTAAAGTTGGCGAGCAGCAAACTGAGATCGATCCTAGATCTAA